CCCCTGCAGCGGTTTTGGTCAGGGCCCCTACTCCTATTAGTGCATCGTCTCCATGAGTTTCGTCACTTCCCTCCACATGTCAGTGGAGTGTAGAGATCCAAAATCTGCAGCTGCGTCGTTGAACTTCAATGACGTTGTCTTGTCGTAGTTTTGTAACTGTTTGGAATCGTTTGCCTTCGAGGCTTCGATGACTCTCAGCTGCTGGCTGCGCTCCTGCGTGTCAATTCATTGAGTGCCTGAAAAACCGATTACCTTAACGTCGGTGTGTGCCGTGAAGCAACCGTGGACCGTCTCATCCCACAGAGACATTTTCCCGAGACTTACGAGTCTCACCATCGTCTATGCCCTCAGGTGTAGACACCAAACCCAGTTTATACTGGTAGCTTCATGTGGTTGAAACTGCACGAAGCCGTATATTTTAGATTTGATTGAATACATATACACAAATGACAAAGAAAGAACGACCTCAACACCCAACAACTTAATAAAAACTTCCTGAAATAACAAGTTGAGTTAGTTCCTCTTTGTGACTGCATCTCGTTACACGCGAGAGACCCAAACACACACTTCCGGACAAAGTGACCGACCCTAGACTAGGGATACTTCCAGATAACAGTTAACGCCTTTTCGGCTAGTAGCATTCTGGTATGACTCGAGCTGTGTGCGTTTGACCCCGACCTTCATTCCCGAGCTGCGGGAGGAGTCGGAGGTGTTCGGATAACGCGTGAACAGATGTACGGTTTGTGCCCAAAATCAAGGCGAAGGCTTAAGGTTCTCTAACCCTCACTTCATTAATTAGACACAGGTTTACCTGTCTTATCTTTTCCAACCAATCGACCATTATGTCCTTTTCTTCGAAAAAACCCGCCCCTGCAGCCGGTTCTCAATTTGCACACTCGAAGATTCTTTCTTCAACAACGTTCTTGCATACGCCAGTTCCTCCCCCTTCCCTTCCCTCTCCGAAGACCTCTCCGTCCACTCACGTGGCGACGTCCTTGTTGAGGGTCCATCCCCGCACCACACACATAAACAATCTGTTGAGACTCAGTTCTCCGGGCACTCGCCCTTCTCAGCTCTCCAACAGGCCGACCCTTTCAAACTCCGTTACGCTGATACGCTCAGTATTCGTGGGAGGAGAGAAGTTGGTGAAATCCGGAAAATGCCTGCCTGTCTACAGCGTGGGCACCCGTGTCCTGGACACGGCGGTATCTCTGCCCGGGTCATCGAGCCCGGTATCTTATTTTTCCCTTACTCGGCTTCGGGCAGATATCTCTCCTCCCTCTATCTCCTCTTTGGTTCTACCGAACTTGAGTCCCTCTCCCGTCCACAACGCTATCCTTTCGCAAGATGGTTTGAGAATACGCACTGTATTGGACACTTCGGGTCCCAAACTAATGGACAAGGGCTATTCCACGTTCGCGAAAGCTGACAGTCATCAGATCAATGGTGCACTGGTCCAGAATCTCTGGCACTCAGACGAGCAGTTTGTCAGCTGGAAGCACGAACTAAGGGCGAACCTTCCCGTCCCTCTACTCTCTACACTACTACCCCCTACACCCGTGAACTACATGGCGGCGAATTATGCCACACCACAAGAGTTAGTTACCTACGCGGCAGTTGTTTGTCCCGTCACTTCGGTGGCCTTTTCCCTCCCTGTACTCTACTCCCATTCCCTCTCCCCCCTCTCCCCCACCCCACGTTCAGGCTCCTCTGCTCAGCAGACGCCCTCCCTCCCTTCTTCCCTTTTAAAGCTGCTGCCTATGCAGGCCGTGCTCGCGTTGGCTTCGTCCATCGCTAGAATATCTCTTCACAGAGATAGGTCTCTTGACTTTACCGTCTCCGTGGCCATGCCGGATGACTCTGAAGGCTGGGCCAGAGACCCGCTTCTTTTTGCAGCGAGAGATTTCTTTGTGGCCGCTTCTCTACTCTACCCGTTGTCACTTTCTGACTTGTTCAGACGGACATCTTCCCCCTCCTTCCTATCATTCCCACCTTCACATCATTACCCTATTACCTACTCCTCTCCCTCTACTGACCATTTGCCTGCGGTAGCTCGCGGCACTTCGGCCCCTCTTCCGGGCAGCCTCTATGTGGGCATTGCTCCAGCAACTCCGATATGCACAAACGTGCCGATCCACAGAACCGACATACACGTCGACTCTGCAGCAGTCGCTTCCCAGATACGCTCGTTGTTGTTCGACAAGAGTGCACGAGATCTCCTCAGACCTGAGATCTATCTGGAATTCGTGACCGCGGAATCGCTGCCCGTGGCAATGCAACGTAGTGATCTCGGAGCCTTCGCTTCTGTGTTCGTTTCTCGTGCTCAGCATGACGACGGGCTCGTTGCCGACATACGTGCCGCTCTTTTTACAGCTCCGGAAACCCGGACACACGCCGAAGTTCGCACAATCATCTGCTCTAACTACACCTCCTCCTCTCTCTCGGCGGCGTTCACTCGTCTTGGCCTGTCCCCGTCTTCGGTTTTGTCGAAGCCCTGTGCGTTCGAGTATTTACTCTGGCCTCATCTTGACCTGGTCCACGCCCTTTCCTCTCGCCCTTACTTCAATGCGCCCGGTCTCTACCTCGCATCTGACGTTTCAGCAGTATTCCGCAGCGCGGTTATTTCTTGCGAGACGGCGTTAGTTACCTGGGATGCCGAGCTCGGCGTCTCGACGCTCTCGGATTATGGCTCGTCCTGGATTGCACGTCTCTGTCATCACAGGGGTGTGCTAAATGTGCTCCACGACCCGATGGTCGAGCTGGACTCTGCACGTCTCTTGGACGTCGCAGTGCGCATATATCCCACGTTTGCTCTTGCAGTAGAGGAGACGATTCAGGTGACGCTAGGCAGCGCTCTCAATGCGCCAGGCCTCCTAGCCCTAACACAAAGTGATGTTGCTTCTCGCATTCTTGCGGCTGCACTCACAGTTTCTGTCTGTTCAACGAGCGATTCAATTTCGCAACCTACTTTTTCGTTCACATGGCACCCGCTTCCTCAGGCCGGACCTCTGGTCCCTCAGCCTGACTTGGTCTCAGTCTCCCGACAGACGATTCCTGCGGGCATGACTACGGTGATTACTGTTCACAGATCCGGGCTTTGGCCCTTCGTGCAACCGTACATCTCCGAGCTCTCCGGCTCTACAATTAGCGACGCGTCGACTTTGCCAGCTCACAAGAGCGGTACTCTGTCTGCAACCGGAGATTTGGCACATACCGCCACCCTGATGAGGATAGCTACGCAGCAAGGTGCTCGCGTATTCGGTGAACACCGGACCTCACATCATCTAGTCTCCTATGTGGAGCTTACCGTTACGACAAATCAAATGTACGGTATCCATGGTCCAGCAGATCAGCTGACCGCGCCTTTCAAGGCGCCCCTCTCTCTCATTTCGTGCCTCTGCAAGGAATTGAGAACCGATCGTGCGTATCAGTCTTTCACGGCAGCAGGAGTTAAACTTCTAGCCCGAGACTTCGCCAGTAGCCCCGCTATGTCATCCCCGTCCACTTACGAGTGTGCGTTGGGTGGTATGTAGCGGTGTTGCTGCACTGAATGCGCAGACCAGAGGAGGAAGGGACAATGTTATCCGACTATGTGGGAGGCCTTTATAGGCCCAAGCAGACGGTGGGACGACAAAGGGCGCCTTCTACCTGGCGGAGCTGACGTTGACAGCTTCGGAAAAAATCTGAGTCAACAAACTAGAGGTCAACTTCGCATACGCGATGTGAGGAACCTCTGCACTGGCGGTCCGAATTGTTCACTGAATTCGGGCCGCCCACCGTCGGCTGATGCGAGGCATCGGCTGGCTACAATCGACTACACCCACAACGAGCTTGCTCGTTGGTTTGCGGTGGTCGACGCGAAGTGTTGTGATTGTGATGAGCCCAGTTTGCGAGAACTTGAGTTCACCAAGAAAGACGTCAGGCTTTGGCGGGATAGGAAGAACCCTATGCACCGCGCCAAAACATCGAGATTTATGAAAAACTCCTTCGGACCGAAATGGGGTAAGATTTTGTCTCATTTCGCTGGCTTCTTGCCCTCCGGGGTGTTCGTTCGTATACGCCAGATCCTTCTGAGATTTACAGCTTGTTGTGAGACATGTTGGATCAAAAATCTGAAGGCTCTTTCGGCGCGTGCCATAAAAATGAACATTCTTCAGGGGCACGGAGTTTGGAGTTACATGGCCGACCTCAAGGTTTTGGGAGGTTATGATTGTGCCCCTAACAGGGCTGACGTGTTCGAAGAGATGAAGGACAAGATACTAGACCAGGACGGTCGGAAGCTCTTGTGGACCAAACGGATGGAGAAGAAGTTGGATGCTGCTGTGCTCGATATTGATTTTCGGGCTCCTGGCGACCAGATCACATTCGGGCAGTTCATGGAATTCAGGGATGCATGGGGTTTGGCGGGTGCTAGTACAGAAGGTACTCCCGTTAAGATAGCAATGTGCAGACCGGATGTCAAGTTGGAAACGGCAGGGCCCGTAGACGGGGCTGATTGGAAAAGGACCTCTTTGAGAGGCAAGTTTGTAAACAACTTGGCCTCTACGGAGGAGGAACTGATCTCGTCGGCTTTGACCGAACATCCTCTACTCCTCTACCCTTTTAGGAAGGAGGACGAACCCGCCAGGACGCGTGGCGTGATTTCTACTGATTCGAGATCGTATAGGAGGTGTGCCTATGTGGACAAGATCATGGTGGCTGATTATAATGGAAAGAAGCTGTGGACAACTCTCGGTCTTTCGCCGACGCGGAAGGCCGAATCGAGGAGTTCCCTCCATGCTTTGAATTCTCGTAAGGACATTTTTGCAGTTTCGCTGGACCAAAGCGAATTCGATATGTCTCAGACGAAGAAGGCGGTACGTTATGCGATAGGAGCAGTATTCAATGCTGCTATTCTCGCTGCACGTCCTGACCTGAAGACGGACCTCTTGAAGATGAGGGACGTGGAGCTTTCGGCGTTCGATAACGCGATAGTAATATTCAGAACGAAGGAGGGAGAGTTGAAGATAGAGTGGAAGAGGGGAGTGCCGAGCGGACATGCTTGGACAGCTCTTATAGACACTTTGATCAACAGGGCTGAGGCAGAGACGGTAGCAGAAGATCTAGGTGTAGAGATTTTGGATGCCAGGTATCAGGGTGACGACGCAGTGTTGTTTACTCGGACGCCGACGACGGGAGAAGATTGGGCGGTAGGATATGCCAAGTACGGTTTGCTAGTTAACGGCGAAAAGACTTGGGTCTCGAATCTGCGCTACGATTATCTGCACGAGATAAACGGCCCTGAGGGGGCCTGGGGTTTCCCATCTCGTATGTGCAAGACTTTGCTCTGGAAGAAGCCAGAGTTAGGAGGTTCAGGATTTAAACCGGCGCATGCGCGCGACAGGGAATATTTCACTGCACTTCTAAAAGCACACCGACGTGGCATGGCAAATTGCAGAGAGGTTGCGGAGCACACTCTGTACAGGCGCCTACTCCCCTGGACGGAAGGGAAGTCTAATTCTGCTAGGGAAGGCAGGGCCAGACGGAGAGCGTGTGAGATGACGAATACGCCTTTGGCGCTTGGAGGATTGGGTTTCTCGAGTTCCGGGCGGATGGCACTGACCATAGTAGTGTCGGGGGTGGCAGAGGCTGCTTCTCGAATTCGTATACTCGGCGAGTTGCACAACGATACTCCAGAATGGAGGGCTTGTTTGCGACAACGTTTTTCTAACTCTTTTCCGATGCCCGGCATCCAGACAGCGTACTACCACACGCGCGTGAGCTCTCTCGACAGAAGGGAGGTCTTAACACGTCCACCTATGAAGGGGTTCGGTTTGCGAGCCTTTCTTCAGTGGACCTGTCAAGACTATTCGAGGGTCGAAGACGCTTGGGCACGTAAGATACGCTTGGAGGCCGCCCTCTATGATAGGAAGATAACAATCACAAAAGACATGTTGCCAGACAGAAGGGTAGCAGAGTCCGTTCTTGGAGCCGACCGGGCTGCCAGGATGCTGCACAGGGAGCAGAGTCTACAGTTAGATCTAAGTACTGAGACCTCATCCAGTGAGCCGTACGCAGCCATATCGAATTCGGCGAAGTCGATGTGGGACATGGCTCTAATTATAAAACTCAGATCAAGGCTGTTCCATCTAGGGACGGCCGCCCGGAAGATAGCTCAATGGGCTCTCTTCACGAGTTCGCGCTTCACGCGGACGATCCGAGTCGCAGTGTAAGGACTGCGCAAGAAAACAACAAGACCACGCGGGGCACGCACCCCGTTTGGCGCATTCAGTGTGGGAGTAATAACGACCACGTACGTAGCGGCACCAACCAATTTTCAGGCACGTTACACAACTAAAGAAAGGAAGAGAATATAGGCAACTGCCAATTCTTGTACGTAAGAGGTCCATACCAG